ATACCCCTGCACCGTTGCTGTGCAGCCAACCCGTGGCATCGGCCAGAGCCGAGAACGTCCCGAGCTTGGCCGAGTGCGCCTGCGTGTTCGTTCCAATCACGAGACCGAGGGTGGTTGGCGTGACCAACAGATAGGCTCCTGCGGCGTCGTAGGCTGTGCTCGCAGTGTATGCGGCTGACCCAAGGCCAAGCAAGGTCTGGACATTCCCGACCGTCAACGCACTTGGCACCGCACTCGCCCCGGAGATGTTGCCGAGGACCGTGTTGTTGGGGATGGTCGCCAGACCCCCCAATGGGAGGCCGCCGCAGTTTGTGAGCACCCCTCCTGACGGTGTTCCCAGTGCGCCATTGAACAGCACCGGAGCGCCCGCAGAGCCGACATTGACTCCGAGAGCGGTAAGCACGCCTGTGCCGAACGTGATCGCCGCCTGCTTCCCGTTCCATGTCAAAGCTGACGAAATGTAGGCATCGGCAATCGCCGTCCCCTGCCACACCCCGGTGGCGATCGTGGCAGCGTTGAGCGAACCGGTAAGCGTCACCGACTGATCCTGGTCGATCGTCAGTGCCAGCGTTTGCGTCGTGCTGCCGTTGGGGGTGGTATAGAAGAGAATCTGGCCGCCATGGGCCGAAGTCGTCCACGCCTGTGTCGTCTTAAATAACAGCAAGCCAGGCCCTCCCCAGCCGGTCCCGTCGTAGCCCAGCATACCAACGACGAACACGGCTCCCGCTGGAGTTGCGGTCTTCGCTGCATAAGTGCCACCAGCTACACTCCCGTAAACCTGAGTGCCGCCTCCGTTGAGAGAGAGCAAATAAAGGCCGGTGCTATACCCGTCGGCGCGCTGTGCGAAGATGCCCTGATTCTGCGTCCCAAATGCAGCCAACCCCTGCCAGCCGGGATAGGAGGCATTGTCGGTCGAGATCACGTCGCTGTAGACGGAGCAGAACCCGGACGAGCTTCCAATCGTCCCGGTCGGATTGAGCACGACGTTCTTCGATCCGCTGCCTGCATTGAGCGTGAGATTGCTTGACGCTGGGGCGGTGTGGTCCGGGCTGACTACGTTACCCGCCGACCAAATATGTTGCCCCGTCCAGGTCGGCGTGATTGCAACCCCCAGTGCCGGTGCGGCATCCGAACGCATGAACGTGGCCGCGCTCCCGTTGACCGCCGCGAGTCCGATGGTGGCCGTAGGGTTGGCTGGTGATGCCCCGCCTGCTCCCCAAGTCAACCCTCCGCTGCCATCGTTGGTCAGAGATCCGGCGGAGTTGGCGAGTGCAGCGAACGCATCGAGCTTCGCGCTGTGCGCCTGCGTGTTCGTTCCAATCACGAGACCGAGGGTAGTGGGCGTTACGGCAGCGGCCGCTCCATACGCATCGAAGGCATCGGAGTTCACCGTGAGCACCCCGGAGACCGTGACCGTGACGTTGCTCCCCTGCTTGACCCCGCCCAGCACCATAGTGGAAGCCACGGGCAGTGAGTAGGTGATGGGCGTCGTGATCCAACTCCTCACGCCGGCTGCCGTTGAGGAGAGCAGGAAGCCATCCGTCGATGGATTGCCCAGCACGGGCTCGAAGACTCCGGAGTTCACCGTGAGCACCCCAGCACCATCAATGGTCACATTGGCCCCCTGCTTGACCCCGCCCAAGACAGAGGCCGAAGCCACGGGGAGCACATAGGCAGACCCACTCGGGCCGATAGGATTATCACCCCAGTAGAGCACGCCGCCAACGTTGCTGATCTTGCCCATTGGTGATCCGGGCAAACCACCGAGGCTCGTCAGGATGACGTCCTGCTGAACGGTCAGCTCGCCGATGAGTTGTCCTGCACTCATAGCACGGCGTCTCCTTCCAGGGTGTACCCGGTGGCCGGGATCGAGGCCCCAAATTGGAACGTCACCCCGGAGGCCGTCAACGTGGACCAGTCGGGCCAGCAGGTGATTCCGTATCCACCGGACGGTGACGCGATGTGCGCCGTCACGGCCGTGGGTGAGGTGCCGAACGGCGTCCCGAAGACCACGGCCTGCGAGGTCTGCCCGATGGTGAGACTGTAGGAGAAGTGTTTCACGATGTCAGAAGAATCCGGGATTGCGATGTCCTCCGTGTCCCATGCCCCGCCGCTGAACTTGTACTCGACCACCACGTCCACCCCCTGTGGAGTAAACACGGCCCCGTCGAATGTCGCATTCTGCAGGTTGAGCTGCTGCGTTCCGGGCACTGGGTCCCCGACCAGCCAGACGATATTGCCCTGCCCGGCCAGGGAATTGGCGTGCGTGGCCACGAACACGTCCGCCGACTTGATGTCGCCGAACTGCCGGTGCACCTTGAAGGCGAACTCGGAGCTCAGATTTCCCCGAGGGAAGAATGAATTGGCTGCGGATCGGAAGAAGTTCGCCACCTCCGTGATCACCTTCTGGGGCAGGTGCAGGTCGAACGGCTCCCCTGTGATCCCTCCGGGTGCCAGCACCGTTCCATTGTAGAAGATTTGTGACACGGCTCACGAGGTGAAGATGCCGCCTGAGAAGGCGTACGTGGTGGTGATGGAGACTCCCATCATCACGGAGTTGACTCCGGTGAAGACGGCGGCTGGGAGCGTGAGGGTGGTCGCGTCCTGGACGAACACCAGGTCGCCCTGCCCCGGCAGCGTGTTGACCCCGGTGGCGAAGGCGACGGAGGCCGCCGCCAGGCTGCCGTAAGACCGCGTGATGCTGAACCCCACTTCGGTGGAGACATTGGCCCGGCTGAACCAGGACATCGCCGCAGCGCGGAAGAAGTTCGCCGCCTCCGTGATCTGCTTGTTGTTCACGCGGAAGCCTCCCGGTTCACCCAGGAGGCCGCCTGCGCCCAACGTCACTCCGCCGTAGGTTGAAGTCATGGATCAGGAACTTGGGGCCTCTGCCGAGATGGCGAAGACCGGATGGATGCCTCCGGAGCCGTAGAAGTTGCGGCTCGTCTCCCATTCAAATGATCCGGCCCGCGGGTTGGTCGCGTCAAACTGCTGCGGGGCATTCCGAAGCGCAGCTCCGTAGAACCGGGCATTCACGGAGTTGTTCACGGCCGCGATCACGAAGTCGTTGATTGTTCGCTCCACGCCGCGTCCAGCCCCGGCACCCTGCATGTCCAGGTATTTGCTCAGCTGGTCTTCGTTCATCCCGGCCGGCTGGCCGCTGATGGTGGCCGTGAGGCCCGTGATCTTGCGGGAGAGGACGCCGAGTTGATCCGTCTCGAACGGGGCCAACCCCAGGTTGAACCGGGCCGTCACCGGACCCCGGCACTGGAAGCTGCTGAACGGAGCCGCCGAGCCCCAGCTCAGCACGTACTCGTTCGTGGGAATGATGGCCTTGTTCGCCCCGAGGTTGCTCCAGGATCCCGTGCCGATGGTGAAGAAGCTCCCGCTTGCGCTCCACTCCACCCCGTTCTGCCGGAAGCACTCAAAGGTGAGGGAGCCGTACAGTGTCCCGATGGCACTGAACACCAGGTCGGGCATCCCGACGACGGCTGCCACGGGGAAGGTGATCGTGTTGCCCATCATGGTGGTGATGGTCAGCGGCTCCTGCTCCACGATCTGGCTGTTGCCCGTCCCCGCCGTGGTGAGGGCAACCGGGCCGGTGAGCGCCAGGGCGGCATTTAGCGTCGTATAGAAGCTGATCGTGTTCGCGTCGTTCACCCCAACATAGTAGATCGTCCCCAGCGCTAGGGATCCGGGCAGCGTGCCGAAGCTTCCCACGCTCACGGGAGTCCCGGGGCGCAGACCGTGGCCCGTCACCGTGATCGTGCTGGCCCCGGTGTTAACGTTGGCGCTGGCCCAGGCCGTGACCGGCGTGACGAGCTGGCCGAACTTCGGGTTGGTCCACGGATAGAGGATCGCCGCGAGCGCGTCCGTGAACTCGCCGACGGGCATCAGCGTGATGCGGGCCGTGGGCTGCTTGGCCCGGCGGTCGATTGGACCGTAGGCACTGGTCTCGATGGCAAAGTCGTCCTGCATAAAGGCGGCTCCGAGCGTGCGGGCAGAAAGGAAGGTCTGTCCCTTGTATTTGATCTCGGCCGGGCCTTCGATGAATTGGGCAAGATTGAAGCTCATGATGTTTTAGATGCTGGGTTCAGCGGGTTGGAATTTTGGTTTCAAGAAGTGGCGATCGTGTCCGCCGGCGTGATGTCAGCGTTGGTAATGTTGCTGGGCTGGAAGCCAGCCGCGAGGTTGTCCCCGAGCACGCGCAGCGTGACGTTGCTGCTGGGAACGGGGACGAAGAAGGGGCCGGTATAGCGCAGGGCTGTGGAGCTCGACAGCTGCGTGGTGGGGGCAGGATAGGTACCGTCCAGCGTGTACCAGAGGTCAGCCCCGGCCGTGGGACTGGCCAGCGTGATATTCAGACCGGGAGGGCTGATCTGCACGTCATAGGTGATCACTGGCTGGGTCACCTTGGGCAGCTTGTTGAGCACGCCCAGCCTCCGGAAATAACAAATATAACTCACTCGGCCGGTTTTCACCGTCACCGGCTCCGCCCCATCGAACACCAGCGTTCCACCCCGACCGAGTGAGAGATAGTGGTCCACGTCGATCAACGTCTCCGTGATCGCCTCTGCGGTCAGCCCTGCCCCGCTCGATCCGAGAGCGGCCGGTGGCCAGCAGATGACCTGCACGCCGTAGCGCGCAAAGTACCTAGGCCCCGGGGCATCCTTCATCTCCGGGAGCAGCTTGGGCATGAGCACGATGATCACGGCCCCGCTCTTCCCGTTGGCCGGGTTGAACTCCGCGAGGGCCGTCTCCACGTCGCTCTCGATGACTCCCCGGCGCTGCAGCAGAATCGCCACCTGCGGGAAACAGCACGCCAGCCGGGCAAAGATGTCCTCCTGGTCCAGTTCAACTTCTGATTTGGTTAGGTCAATGCTCATGGTACGAAAGTTTCAATCCATCCCCCTTGGCTCGCCAGCGCCTCCACGTATTGGTCAACGGCCGTCTGGAGGCCGTCATTCAACTCCTCGTCCGTCGGGAGCACGTTCTCATTGGCCCCGATCGTGGCGTGCTCCACCAGCCAGTACATGATCACCTGGCCACCGAAGACTCCGGCCACGGCAGCCTTCTCCCCGAGTGCCTTGTTGTACCGCTTGGAGGCTCCCTTGACGGCCGGGACGATCTCCTCCTTGATCACCAGAGCGTATGGCCCCTTGCGACCCCAGGCGATCTCCAGCTGCCCCGCGAAGTCACTGGCCGAGTGCCCGTAGGCTTCAGCGCAAGCCGGAATGGTGAGGTATTTCGTGGGCTGCCCGGTCGCGAAGCTGATTCCCTTCCCGGCTTCTACGGTCCCGCCAAAGTAGTGGAGCCCGATTCCCACCTGCGCGATGGAGATCGTGAACCCGTCCTGCTCCACGTGGAAGCTCGTCCCCTTAGCTGCGTTCCCATAATAGTTGCTCTTCGGCGCCCCATAGACGTTCTGGGTCGAGGCGTTCAGGTCCTGGAGGTTGTCCCGGAAGGTGTCCCGTGCTGCTCGGGCCAGGACGGGATTCAGGTGCCGCAGGCCCTCCTCCTCCGAGCGGCCGCCCAGCGCATAGAGCGCACCCTGGGCCTTCAGGAGCATGTCTTGGTCAATCTCCAGGTCGGCGCTGATCATTCGGCTCCTTTCCCGGTGTACCGGAGCACCCCGGACTTGTCGAATCGGGCCAGGTTCCCGAGGAAGTCCAGCAGCGTGGACTTCAGGTTGGCATCCCGGAGGTCGAGATCCTGCTTCAGATCGTCGTTGATCCCCCGGTCCTCTGGTTCTATCCTCTGGCCCGGCTCGATCACGCCCAGGCGAACAGCATCACTCCTGGATACGTCCCTGACGTCCATCCCGGAGTTGAACGCGAACGGCGGGAAGGGATTCCCCAGGCCGTCCTCGAAGAGATCCGGGCTGCCGAGCTCGTCCCAGATGTCATCATCCTTGGCCGCGACCATCCGGCCGTCCACCAGCTCCCCGCCGGCTTCCTCCCAGCGGTCCGGCCAGTCCCTGGGTTTCCGGGGGACGTTCACCCGGACCAGCTCCTGCGCCGGCCAGGTGTCGAGGATCCCCTGATCCTGCCCCTGGGTGAAGCTCCCGTAGCCTTCCGCGAGCTGGACGTTGGTGTCCAGGATCAGATTGAGCCGGGCATCAGAGAGGTTTCCGAACCCGAGCTCGTCCGCCACGCGCTTGAGCATGGACCGCTCCGCATCCCGCGTCGAGTTCCCGGCCAGGATCTCGTCTATGGAGTTTCCCATCCGGTCGAGGGCCTTCGCACTCTCCACAGTGCTCGACCAAAACATCCGCTCCTTCAACTCCGCGGGGAGCACGGAGAGCAGCTTGGTGCGCAGCTCCGTCGGGATCAGCATCCGGGCCAGCCGGCTGTTGACCGCATCCTCGAATGGAACTGGAGCCGGGAAGATCATGGCGCTGCGGGGATGAGCTGTCCACCTCGAACGGTAAAAGTCCGAATCGCCTTCGGCTCCGGCGCTGGTGCTACCGAAACGGCTGTGGCCGCTGAAGGCACGGGCACCCCGCTCCACTTGGCGAGGTAACGCTGGGCATTGACGTCGAGAAGCTGCTGGTATTCTGGCTGCTTGGCGAAGCTGCAGTTGGCCGCATCATGGTCCACCACGCACTCCCCGCAGATCCCCAGCCGCCCGCCGGCCCGCTTGATCCGGTAGCAGTAGTCATTATCCTCCCACATGCCGCCCTCATACAGCTCGTCAAACGGCCCGATGGTCTCCAGCGTTCTCCGGGGCAGGTACACGCAGATGAACGGGAATCGCTCCGGCTCCTCCACGCAACCCCGGCGATCGAGCTTCTGCAGGGGCAGGCTACTGCGGCCATGGACGACAGCACTCACGGCTGCCCAGTCCCGGCTGGCCTGCTGCAGCGCGCCGAAGCCACCCCGACTGGAGAGGAAGGCATCATCATTGCAGAGCAGAACATCGTTGCGGCCGGCAGCGCTGAGTGCCAGGTTGGCATTAACCGCGAACGTGAACGGCTCCGGACCGGTGATCCAGCGCACTCCCTGGACTCTGGCGCGGTCCGCCTCGGAGATCCGGTCGGCCAGCACCACGATGTCCAGCGTGGGCCCTTGCTGCCGCCGCATCGCGGCCACGCAACGCACCACGTTCTCGATCTGCCGGCTCAGGATCGCCACGGTGTAAGGCCGGAGCGGAACGGCCAAGGCCGGGATCACCTCGCTCTGCTTGAATTGGAGTCTGGCCCGAGTGGTCCTGGCTTGCACCAGGGGATCCTCATAACTGCCCCAGTGGCGGCGAAGATTCTCCGCGGAGAGCCGGCGGCGGCGCAGCCGGAGCCGATTGGTGAGCAGCTCCACTGGTCCCAGCCACTTGTAGTGGAGCAGCAGGGTGCGAGGAGTCTGGGAGACCATACGAGTCATGTCCAGATGGCTGCCGTTTTTCAGCAGCGCGTTGGCCCGGTGCGCCCCGCCGTCAAAGTTCATCTCCTCCACCAGGGAGGGCTGGAAAAGCACCGGCTTGGAGTAGATGGGATGGTTGGGCATGCCCCGGCGCACCTGCTCGTAAATCTGCCCGTCCGTGGTGGGGAACGTCTCGCTGAACATGTCCCAGCCCTCCGCCAGGATCACGGGCTGCCGCTGGGCCGCGTAGGCTGCCAGAGTGGCCTCCACTCCGCAGGGGAAATAGGCCAGCTCGTCCGCATCCATCGTGAGCACCCAGTCGGCGTCCGTTCCCTTCCAGCAGGAGCCTTTGAGCTTCCTGGCCAGATCATCATTGAGCTCGTTCCCCGTGTCCCAATCGAGAACGTGCGCCCCTCCCCTCCGGGCCACGTCCCGAGTTCCGTCCGTGCTCCGGCCGTCATGCACATAAATGTTTCCCGAGGCGAACGTGTTGTAGTGCCGCAGCGCGTAGGCCAGGATGGCCTCCTCGTTATATGCCAGGATGTGGACCTCAATCTTCATGAGATGGCCTGTTCCCTCTCCGGCCGCAAGCCGTTGACTTTCATGCAGCCCGCAAAGTCCGCCCTGGCCACCCGGTAGGCCATGGGATTCATCACGGCCGTTGAGAAGTGGTTATGATCCTTCCCGCCCCCGAGCATGCAGAGGCGGTGCCACTCCATCAGGAAGAGCCGGGCCGCATCCGTGTCCGCCAAAAAGAAGGCCCCGGCAGTGAGCCGGTTGACGTGCGTTTTGACCGGGTTGTCCGCCACGGCCACGTCCCAGGGCTGCTCCGGGATCCGGGGAACACGCAAGAGCAACGTGTCAATGTCGAGGTAAAGCAGGATGCCCTGAACTTTTTGGCGAAGCTGAAGCAGTGCCCCTGGCTTGAGCCGCGTGTTGGCCGTCCAATCCCACCGGCTCTCCATCCTCTCCACGACCACGGAAAGATTGAGATTCTCAGCCACGGAGACGAACTGCACCACGCAGTCCTCATACTCCGGGGTGTAGAAGCCAACGACGGTGAAGCGTTCGGAGTTCATCGATGGATGAGGACCAGCAGGCCGTTGTTGTTTTGCGCGTGGCTGAAGACCTTCCATTGGTCCCCCTCGGAACTGCCGAGAAACTGAAGGATGCCGACCAGGAGGCCCGGCCCTCCGTCCTGACCCAGCACGCCGAAGGACATCGTGTCGTGAAAGACCAGGTAGCGTCGCACCAGCGGGGCGAAACGCAGCTCAGAGAGCACCTGCGTGGCCGTGTGCAGCGTGTCGATGAAAAGCATGTCCGTGTGACCGATCATGGGAATCAAGTTGGTGTCCGCGAGGACGAATCCCCAACTGACGTTCTCCGGAAGATAGGGAACGGGGTTGAGCTCCGAGGGTGCGAAGTCATAGGACACCAGTGTTCCTTTCCTCCCGTCGCTCACCGCCTTCTGACTCAGCCCCTCCAGCAGCGCCACCGTGGAGTTTCCTCCCCGCACACCGAACTCCGTCACGGTCTCGCAGGAGGCCGCCAGTTTGGCCAGCGTCACCAGGTGCTGGTTGATGTCGCTCGTCGCGGCTCTCCGTTGCTCAAATGCGTCGTGGAGGGTCATGGGTTGAGGTGGGGCTGGAGCTTGCTCATGGGCGGACTGTTCGCGGCCATCCAGCGCAGCGGGATCCCGGCCTCGATCTCCGGGAGCGTCCACTGCGCGTAGGCCACCCGGTTGAGGTGGGCTTGGACCATCGCCCGTGCCCTGGGGTCACTGGAGTTCCCACAACTCCCGATCTGGAAGTAGTGCGCCGCCGGGGCAGAGTCCACCGGGAGGCCGGCCAGGATCGCCTGGAGGCCGGCTGTGGAATTGTACGTCACCACCACCCCGGCCCCAGCAAGGGCTTGCTCCAGGGATTCCCGCTGCGGACTCCGGATCTCCAGGCCCTGGACGCAGGGTGCACTCTGACCGGGGAGTTGCGGGTGCGCCCGAAATCTCAGGGAATAGCCTTCCGCCTGCCAGAATCCGGCCCGATCCGTGAGCCAGTTCCGCAGCTGCTGCTCCGTGAGCTCATGCTGGCCGTCGTTGGGCACCTGGCCGAGGAGCAGGGCGACCCTGGGCCGCTCCACCCCCATTGGCCCCAACTTCACTCCCAGGGCCTGGAAACGGTCATCCGGGAGAGGCCCTTCAGGGATCTGGCAAGGCCCGCCCACCCCGATCTGCGTGTATCCCTCCCGATCCATGCCGTCCCGTGCCCGATTGATGTACCCGAGGTCCATGCTCAGGAGCTGGATGCCGCGAGATCGGAGGATGCCCCGTGCCCAGGCTTCCGGGGAATGATTCCCGGCTGTGAACGCGAAAAGGATGCCTGGCCGCTGGGTGAGGGAGAGCAGCGTGGGGCGGGTGCTATCCATCGCTGCCACCACCCCTCCACCCAGAGCCTTGATCCCGGTGACCATGGCCTGGATCCTGACCTTGCTCCCATAGTTCCCCAGCTGGATCGCGGTCCACGGGGCATCCGGGGATTTATCAGCCTGGATGACCTCCATAGCCGACTGCTTGATCTCCGGGTCTCCGGGACCAAAGATCCTCTTGACTGAGAAAGACGAGCTCATAGGCCCCTCATTTGCTCCCGGCCCGCCCGGGCTTCGGATGACGTGACCAAGCTCGTGTAAGGGCCGCTGATCACCTGCTGGGTTACGGCCAGGGGCTGCTCGATCCTCATCTCGCATGAAGCGATCTGGTCGAGGGTCCTCATCGCCCCGTCATACTCCTTCTTGCGGTCTGCATTCATCACCCCGGCCGGCACCCGGTCGCACCCATAGTAGGCTCCCAGGATGAGCGTGACCCGGCGCAGCTCCTGCGGGATTTTGTAGCCGAGGGTCTGGTCCCCGAGGACGTTCTGGAGGCACCCGGCCACCTTGCCCCGCACGAACTGGATGGCATCATTCATCGCATTGGGCAACGGATCCGTCTGCCCGGCTTGCGTCGCGGCCGTCTGGATGGCCGTGATCTCCGGCCCCGTCAGGACTTCCCGGAAATCCGTTTCTGTTACGGTGATCCACATGGTGTTCGATGGGTTGAGGTTTCCTCTTCTTGGAGCACCCCTGCCCTCCGGCCCTGCTGGTCCGGAGTTCCCATTGGCAAGGGTGCTCGGGGAAAAGGCCCAGGACAGTAGCCTGGGCTCAAGAGTTCAGGGTTCAGCTCGTCGCGTCCGTCACCCGGTAATTCACGATGCCGAGGGATGACGTGAGGACGATGTTGGAATAATGCTCCACGGAGATTTCCACAACCTTAGCGGAGATCTGCCGCATGTACACGTTGAGGTCCAGTGCTCCGGACGGCCGGGAGGTCGTCGCGCCGTCAGTGCCCGTGAAGACTTGCGGAGGCGGGCTCACGAACCGCTTGATGTTCGACGGGTCCTCCACGTCCTGGCCCTGCATGGCCGTGAACATGAGGATGCCCTTGCCCAGCATCTGGCTCTTGGTGTTCTTCGTCACCTGGAATCGCTCCTTGCTGACGTACACCTCGTCCACTCCGAGCAGCGGGGCGAGTTGCAGCGGGGTCAGGTTGGAGGTGAGGAATCGGGAGGCGTTGGCCCCGGTGCGCATTGCCAGGAAGCGTTGCGCCCAGGCCGAGTGCCCGAAGGCCACGCGGTTGAACTGGAAGCCTTGGCTGTCCGCCGAGATGATCCCGGCGGAAACGATGTCGCCGTCCGGATCCGAGTTGCTGTCCCACACCTTGTCCACGACCGTCGCGGCCCCGGTGAGGAGCGTGATGGCACGGAAGAGTTCATTGCGGAGCAGGCGGCGGATGAGCTTCGCCACGAAGCGGTTCTCCCAGCCCGGCATCTGCACCGGTACCTGGTCCAGGTCGATCAGCATCATCAAGCCCTTGTTCAGGGTCTTGCCGGTCTGGTCGATCCCGGTGTACTCCACGCGCTTGAAGTTCGCCCCGATGGCGCGAACGTCATCCGACTCCTGATAGAACTCTTCCGCGTTGCTCCACTTCTTCCATTCGAAGAGCCGGCCGGGGACGATCACCTTGGGCGCGTAGAACTCCAGCGCCGCCTCGATGTTGTTCGGGTCCTGATAGCCCACGGCGTAGGTCGTCAGCGGCTCGCTAAAGAACGTCTCACCGAAGCGAGAGTCATTCGCCAAGCCGTAGATTTCGCCCGGATGGATGTCCTGCTCACTGGCCGGGAGCGGCCGGGGAGCCTGAAATCCGAGTTGGTTGGCCAGGGACATAAGCTCCGAGGCCGAGATGTGATTTTGTTTCATCTTAAAAGTCGTTAAGATTTTGGTTTGTGTTTCTGTAGTCTGGTGAGGGTGCTGGGCGATCAAGAGGTGACCGTGACCTCGTAAGGCGCGCACGGGGCGAACTCAAAGTCGTCATACTGCGCCGTGTTGACCTGGTTGAGGGAGCGGCCGACCACCCAATGAGAACCGGCAGTGGCCGGAATGGCGACGACGAAGCCGGCATTGACGGGAGACGGGACGAGGAGGCTGAGCGGAGGGATGACCCCGTCCGCCAGCGCGATCGCAGTCCCGGCCCCGAGGCCGAGGATCCGAGCCGCAATGTAATCACCGGCAGCCATGGACTGATCCGTGAGGATGTACAGGGGCACGAGGCCCGCCGTGCATTGGCGAATGTAGCCAGGGCCACCCACGCCTTGCGCGGCGAGCATGAACCGGCCGTTGTAATTAGGATCCGTCGTGGGCTGCCCCACCGGAATCACCCAGGGGAGATCAGCGCGGAGGGACAGGACGCCGTCGATGTGCGTGCCCGGCCCGTAATTCGCCAGGAGCACGGCGCTCGGCGAGAAGAGCTGTTCAAGGAAGTTGAACAGGCTGCTGAGATAGAACTTGAGAAGAGCTTTCATTTGAGTCTCGATTTTGGATTGGTTAACTGACAGATTGGTTTCTTGCAGTTTGGGAATCTGGGTGGGTGTCTAGCGGCGGCGGTCCGAGGTGTGGGTCTTGATCTCCGGGTGCTTCATGCCCTTGAACAGCTCCACGTTCTCCGGGTCGGCCTGGAAGTTGGCGAAGGCCACGTCGTAGGTCTCCTTCTTGGCTTCCATGCGGGCCTTGACGCCGTCCGAGATCTTGGTGAACTTGGTGGCCCCGACCTGGGACGCGGTGCGCTCCATGTTCGGCAGCCCCATCGTGGTGGAGGAGGTCTTCATCACGGGTTTCTTCTCCGTGATCTTCTTGGCTTCCGCCTCGAAGGCCGCGAGATCCCCGTTGCAGAGGCTGACCACGAGGGCATCCTTCTCTCCGGGGAGGATCCGGCCGGTCACTACGGCCGCGTTGGCGAGCCGCGTGGCGGAGGCTTTGCGCTCCGCTGCCGCCTCTTCCTTGGCCGCCTTGACCTCGGCCTGCGCCTTGGTTTTTTCCGCGTCGGCCTGAATCTTTTCGTTCTTGGCGTCCAGGATCTTCTGGTCCGCTTCCTGCTTGGTGTTGGCCAGAGCCGCGCTATTGGCGATCACGGTCGTGACGGCCTCCGGCGTCGTGAGCTTGGCGTTCGTGAGCACGGTGAGGAGCGCGGCGTTGGCCGCTTCGCTCGTGCCCTTGGTCTTGATGCCGGCGATAGCCGTTTGCACGGAGTTCGCCAACTCGGCGTCCCCGACGTTCTGGGCCACGTTCTGACCGAGAGCCGCGAGGATCTGAATGAGCAGATCACGTTCTTTGTTCATCTGATTTGGGTTTGGATTGTTGACTGGTTGTCCGTCGCCCGCCCAGTTCATGAGAGAGGGGCCGGGAATATTGGCCCGATTCACAAGACCGACGGACAACAGCTTGTACGGAGAAACGATTGGCCGGCCATCCTCGGCGGATTCCCCGGTGGGCCGGCAGTTCCAGTAGGGGCTGAGGCGGTCGTTGCCGGCCTCCACCACGGTCGCGCCGTTGGCGGTGAGGACGGGCCGGCCGTACAGGCCGTCATCCCGCGCCTGGAGGTCCGCGTAGGTGCCCTTGGATTCCTTGTCCTTGAAGATGTGCCGCAGGCTGGGCACGTCCGGGTGCCCGTTGTAGATGGGCAGGCCAGTGACGGCGCGCTTGATCCGGCCCCAGGTGGACTTGAAGTTGGCGACGATGGTGTCGGCTGCCTTGCGGTCGAACCGCTGGACCGTCGGCACCGGGTTGTCCGGCATCCCGGGGTGCGGATGGTCACCGTACTTGGAGATGATCGCCCAGCCGTCGAACGTGCCGGACTCCATGACGTTGGCGAGGGACTGGTCGTCGCTCATCGTCGTCCCGAGGACCAGCGCGATGTCCTCCGTCAGCGCCACGTTGGCCAGGCCGAGGATCAAAGCTTCATCGAGCGAGCAGTTGGGCCTGCCCGGTGCGCCGGTAGCGATTGCCTTATCCAGAAACCGTTTGGACATTGTGTCATGCCACTTCGCTTGGGCACTACGGGATTGATCACTCATATTGTGGATCCCCCCGCCGTTCATAGGAGTTTTAAGAGCTGCATTGTGCGCATCCCGGGCATCTTCATGAGCCTTTGATGCTGCGATGTAAGCACCATAACTCTTATCTTTGTAGGTGGCTGCCCCGGCTTTGGAGGCCCGGGCTGTTGCTTCATCTGCATTGACGGCTGCCTTTATGCTCTCATCTTTCTCTGCTGCTGAGAACTGGTTTCCGTGAAAATCATGCCCGGCCACGTCCCCGTTCGCCACGATCAGTGCCTCGTCCATAGAACAGTTGGCAGCCTCCATAGCTGCAAGGGCCTTCCGGTCGATCTTCAGTCGTGCAATCCGACTCTTCACCAGCGCGATATTGCTGGGCTTATCTAATGACTTCAGGCCTTCTCGGTGGTCGGAAATAGCCCGATCTACTTCCGCAACGCTTCCCGGAGACCTTGCACCGATGCTGGAATAGTATTTGTCCATCTCTTCCATGGCCGCCTTCCACTGATTCCCTCGGAACGGGTGGCCGACCACGTCCCCGTTGCTCAGCTCGGCCGGCAGGACGCAGTTGGCCTCCCCGTTGACCGCGCCGCCCATGTTCTCGTAGATCGTCGTGACCACGGGCCAGTAGGCGTCGTCGTCTATGGAGTAGGACTTGTTCGCGGCCGTCTTGGCCCGGTCCCAGATATCCTCGTCGGCCACCCAGCTCGCGGGATTCTTCCCGTCCTTGAATTGCTTGTGCGCCAGCGCGCCGAGGTGGATGGCCCGGCCGGTGAGATGCTCTCCGTGCTTGCCCGGATCTGCGAGGACTGGTTTTTGAAACTGGCTCTCCGCCAGGCGGCTGGATTGGGTCTGGAGCGCGTCGCCCGCGCCAGGCGTGTTCGGGCTGGCTCCGAGATCCCCATTGGCCTTGTCGTCCTCGTCGTCCGGGGCCTCGGCTCCGCCCTCGCAGGGGCAGATCGTCCGGGCCTTCTTGACGTGCTCCTGCATCTTGGCGATCTCCGCGTCGTGCTCACCCGGCGTGGGAGCGTGGAGCGCGGCGTGCAGGTGGGCCTTGGCGGCCTTCGCGTTCAGCTTGAAGGCGTTCTCCCGGGCAGATGGGTGGACCTCCGGTAGCATCGCGTGGGAAGCCACGTTGGAGGCCGTGTCCGCCCGGCTCTTGGCCTTGGCGAAGCGGGATTCGGACGGGGTGGCCATCGGGGAGTTGGAAAGCAGCGCCTCATCCAGGGAGACGTTGGCCCAACCGTGCTTTACAAAATCTTTGTACCCACGGGCCTGGTCTCCACGAGCAACAGCAGCGCGGATGTCTCCATCCTTGTCTCCTACAGCATCTGCTAGATGCCTTCCACGAGTGGAGTCCAAATATTCGCGGGCCTGAGCATGCGTTCCACCATGTTGTCCGACCAATTCATTCCGCGCAGTGTCATACTCCTTGTCTAGCGTCGGATGACGCTCATTGGCATCAGTCGTAAGACGAGGATGCGCATTCGCCCGTGTACCGTAGAATCCCCATTGTGTGTTCTGCGTTGGGTGCTCTGCTCCAGCCCCGGCAGCCTTCAGGTTGCTTTGCTGGAGTGCCAATGCCCGGTATTGATGATCTTGCGCCATTGACTCATGTGCTGCCTGCTGCTGCAGGTGCATGCGCTCTCCATCTGTGTTCCCGGTCGCCTTGGCCAACTTCGCCACCTTACCATGCTCATCGGCAGCATCCTCATGAGCCTTGGCAGCAGCGAAGTGCGTACCAGCCGTATTCTCCTTTACTGCCTGGAATGTAGCCTCGTGCGCCTGGCTGCTCACCCTAAAGGCATGCCCGGCTCCGGAGCTGTACTGGTTTCCGTGGAACTCGTGGCCGGCGACATCGCCGTTGGCCGCGAGGAGTGATTCATCAAATGATTGTGGTTTCATGTTTGGAAATAAGCAGGCAGGTTCGGTTGTCCGGGCACTGGGCGCACGTGTGGAATCCGTCCCAGTCATCGCAGCCGGCCGGGGCCAGCCGGTCGATCAGGGAGCAGAGGAACTGGAGCAGATGGGTCATTGTGGTTCAGTTGGCTGTTGGGATGGCATCAATCAGACACCGGCAACAGCGCATCTTCAGGTTAGGCTTCCTTCCGTCCGTAGTGCTGGACCGTCTCGGGCTTCACCTCGCCCGCGATGAACCAGTACCGGCCCGGAGCCGTGGTGCCGTCACGGTGCGAGCAGGAGCTCAGGTGCTCCGTCTGCCGCCCGTACTGGTCCACCTTGCTCTCATCAGCGGAGAGGAACGCCACGTTGAGGCAGGAGCCGCCCCAACAGTTCGTCACCAGTCCGTGGTGGAGCACCCCGACTTCATCAACGACCTTCACGGCCGTCCCGACCTTGTTGCATGTTTCTTGATCCATCTGGTTTCCTTGATTGCCCCGGCAGGATTGCCGGGAATCTGTTCAACGGTGGATGACAAATCCGAAGATCCCCCATCCAAGCAAAAAGATCAAAATGAAGTAGATGAACGCACCTCCAAACCAGCCCGGCCAGCCGGTGCGGCCGTGATAGCCTGAGAAGAGAACGGCGATGATGAACACGATCCAGAACAGGAGTCCGATTGACATGGCTTCAGCTTTCTTTTGACTTTGGTGGAACTGCGCGCGCGGCCGCAGCCTCTGCGATGGCAGAGACGAGGGCCGTGGAATAGATTTCGTTGAGCGCGTTCGCCAGGGCCGGGTTGGCCGCGATGCGCTTGAAGAGGGCCGGCATGTCGTGCCGGAGCTTGGCCAGTGCGGTGTGCCGCTGCACGTCATCGTTCATCGTCGCGGCATTCTGCAGCAGCGTGATCACCGGGGCCATCATGGTCCGTTGCGCATTGCTGAGCTTGGCCATGGCCGTGGCGCGGAAGACCGCCAGCTTGCCCGCCGCCTTCTGGTCCAGGTTGGCCAGAGCCGGCGTGAAGATCGCGTTGCCGTAGGAATCGTCACCCTTCGCGGCCGCCTTGTCTGAAGCGCCCACCGGGTCCTTGAGTTCCTTCCCGGCCGGACCGAGCAGATCATCCTCCTCCGAGGGTGCCCCGCCAGCAGTAGGTGCCGGAGGGGTGAGGCACTCCTCATCCTCTTCTGGCTCTGGGATGGCGAGCTCGTTGCGGGCCCAGGCCACGCTGATCTTGACGCCCCAGGATAAGGCTCCCCCGATCCGGGCGATCGTGTCGGCGACGGTCTTGGTGTCCGGCACAGAAATCTTGGCATAGGCGAGCGGATCCTCGCCGGGGAACACGCGGGCGATGACCATCTCGTCGATCTGGTGCAGGGTCTCCGTGATCAACTCCGCGTCGTCCTGCTCCATCAGGTTTCCCTCCCCACCCTGCAGGGAGGATCCGTGCCCCTGGGACTGGTGGCCGGAGGAGATCGTGGAGAGGTCCGCGCCCCGGCAGATGGTGGCAATGGCCTTGTCCATGAGCTCCACCAGCGGCGCGAACACGGTGTTGTTCCCGGTCGATCCCTGGGGGATGATCAACTCGATGCCGTTGTCCACGGCCGTGACGGCGGTCCAGTCCTGCGCGAACTTCCGCAGCGCATCCTCCATCTCCTTCCACTGTTGACTGTTGAACGCAGCCTTGGTCTTGCCGAGGATTCCAGGCGTTCCAAACCGCTCTGAGAATGAAACCCAGTCCTTGAGAGGCATGGTCTTGAACATGTAGCAGACCGCGATGGCCTCCGCGATCCCGTCCGCCACGGTGACCAGCCACTCTCCCTGCTCCATCTCATCACCCATGATCGTGCCGAAGTATCGCTTGAGGAAGCGCAGGTGCGCCGTCTGGGTCTCGAAGAAATACAGTGGCACATAGTTGAAGTCCGCCGTCAGCCGCGCCGCGCCCGTGACGGGATCCACGCTGGGACGCCACACGATCTCGTGCACGGCATAGCGGTAGTACACGGCCTCCATCATCTGCTGGATGAGGAGCCGTTTCCCGCCCGCCTGATCCTGCTCCATCACATTCCGGGCGTGCAGGTTGTCATAAAAATACGTGAGCGCGCTGGCGTGCAGCTTGGCCTGGTCCTTGAGCTCCTTCTCGATGTGGTCGTTCGTGATGACGTCGATCCCGTGGCGACTGATCGCCTTCTCCCGCTTACGCGTGCTGGTCTGGACCATGTAATCCCGCCGCTTGATCGCCTCTGCCATGAGCGCGAAGTCCCGCAGATAGCCCATCTGGAAGTTGTCAATCTGCCGCGAGAGGAGGTCCGGGGTGAGCATCCGGATCGGATTGAACCGGGACCGCTTGGCCCACGCGGCCACCCAGGCACTCATGTTGGGTGAGATCACGCCGCCGCTCGCCATGTTCGCGAGCATCTGGCGCTTGGTCAGCTTCGGCTCCGTTTCGATCTCCGGGAGGAGGCTGCGCGATCCGCTTGTGGCAGGGGTGGTCTTTTTCATGATGTTATTCTGTCCAGGTCCCAGCGGACCCAGGACGTGATGACCTTGAGATCGTGAAGCATGATCTGAGCGTGGACGTTATTGACGAACATCACGCGCATGGGCGGACCGAGCCGGGCCACGGAGTCATAGCGCCAGCGGTGCGGGTGGACGGAATCCATCCGGCGGATGCCGTCCCGGCACTCCCGGACGATGTCCCCGCTGCGTGGCAGTGCGGTGCTCATATGAGTCCCATCCCTCTGCCTCGGAGGAAACGGCCGTGGCCCATCTCCCCGCGGTCTGCGGAGAGGAGTTCGTCCCGGTTCATCGCGGTGACTCCCAGTGCCACGTTGTTGCGCTGCCGCGCGCGGGCTAGGGCGAGGGAGCACACGCAGTCGTCGTTGAAACCCTCCGGCGCAGAATAGAGCACTTTCCTGCCCTTGAAGCTGTAGCTGTACTCGAATGATTCGAGCTCCAGGACGATGGCGCCGTCCGGGTACGAGCAGCGGCGGGCTTGGAGGTCTGCGGCCAGGCCCTCCATGAGCTGCTGCTTGGATGCGTTCGTGAAGACCCAGCCCTCGAAGTTGGCCCCGCCGGCCGGGTTCTGCTGGAGGTGCTCCAGGATCGGGTCGCCGGCCCCGGTGGAGTCCACGAAGGCTTGGGCCCCGTTGGTCTGCCTGATGATCTTGGCCTCCGTCTCCGGCCACGGGCAATGCTGCCAGCGGTCCCAGGCGGCCACTGCCCCGGCCTCGTCCAGGCCGGTCCCCACCGTGAAGTCCACGGACTTGGCCAAGTCCCAACCAAAGGCGACTGCCGCCCGCGTGCTGAGGCCGTTCTTGTTGACGCAGGCCGCGATCGCCGCGAGCCCGAACGGATTCCCCTCGTCGTCACCGTCCACGCAGTCGTAGAGCTGCGCAAAGATCGCGGGAGGGAGCACGCGCTTCGCGTCGTCATACTCCTCCTGAGGGAAGATCCCGGCCGCTATCGCCATCTGCGCCGTGAGCCGGTGGTATTTCATCTGCTTGTCCCCGCCGGCCTCCGCCTTCCGGGCGAGTTGGTAGGCCCAGTTGCGACGCCCGCGCTTGTTCCCGATGATCCGGATCGGCCCGAGCGTGGCCGTGAGCGTTGACCGGACTGCATGCCACGCCTCTGGCTTAGTCCGGCTCGCCTCGTCGATCACCGCGGCCCGCACATCCTCCCCATAAAGCGTGTCCGGCCGGTCCGCGCCCTTGAACACAATGGTCGAGCTTATGTCTGCCAGCGTGATCGAGCACTCCGACTCGTTCGCCTTGAAGCTGTCCTGCGGGAGCGCGCGCTTCATCCGGCGGTAGGCGATCTTGGACACGCCGAGAGTCGGCGCGACCCACCAGAACTGGTGCCCGGGCTTCCCGAGATATGCCTTTTCCAGGAGCCAGCAGATGCAGCCGCTGGTCTTCCCAGTCTTCGTGCTCGCCTCGATGATCGAGATGCGCGCCGGGTCGTAGATCGCAGCTTCTTGCTCCCGGTAGAGTTTCGGGCGGTAGAACTTGACCTCACGCGGAGCCTGCGCCAGCTCGTTGGAGTCTTGCTCGGACTGCGGACCAGGAGCCTCAACGGTTGCGGGATCAGTTGCCATTCGTGTCCGAGTTCCCGTTGCCGTTCCCGTTGCCGTTATGAAAATGCCCGTTCCCGTTGCCGTTGCCATTCCCGTCCCCATTCGCTGGAGACAGATCCACGCCCACCCGCTCCGCCAACGTCAACGGAGTCTCCGCCAAAGCCTGCGTCACTTCCTTCGGCTCGAAGATGTTCACCGTCACGACTCGCGGCCCCGTGGACACCTTCCCGGAGTGGTCCACCGCGAACACGTCACGCTGCCCCAAGAGCTGCTTGCCGAGCCAGATGCACATCGTCGCGTTCCCCTTGATCGCGAGCAGGAGTTGCTGCCGCCGAAGAGAGCGCCGCGTTGCCTCAAGGCCCTTTTTATACGCTCGGCCTATCGGCGTGAGCGTCCCATCCTCGCCCACCTTGAGCGCGCGCTGAATCGCATTTAGGCTTACTCCCAAGGTGTTAGCCATTTCCTGCTCGGTGCAGCCCAGGAGGCCAAGACGCCTGACCAGATTGAGATCGACCTGAACGAGCTGCGGGATGGGATGGGGCCCAAAGAATTTCTGAGGATCCTCGCCGGCTGCAACGGCGGCCTCGTACCTGGTTCTGTGGCGGATTGCATCCTCGTCGAAGTAGGCCACGATCGGGCCGGGGAGCGCGTTGAGCGGTCCGGGGTGTTTCTTGGCGGCGGCGGCGCAGGCTGCGGCGAGACCCTTCGGGGAGAACTTGGAATCTGTGGGTTTACCAGGCATATCGTGGTTGGAGTAGGACTGGAAGTGGCCGGGAATTGGCGGAGTAAAGCAAAAAGTTTTTCCGGGGTGCCGGCAGGGAAGTCGGGATGAAGAGGGATGGACGGGAGGTTTTCCGGGGCGGCGAAAAGTCTTCCGGGAGGCGGGAGGCGGCGGAAGGGGCGGGGCCGGCGGGGGTTTGGCGGGTGGAAACCGATTTTCTAGTGCGTGCTGGAGAAGGAGTTAGGAAACGGTGGGTCGGTTCCGTGTGGACAAATCCCCGTGGTGTGATGAAGTCTCTGGTACTCGACCCAAGGCCGACATCAAAAGCCCTCAAACTTCACCGGTTCTAAAACAACATGTTCGCCAACCAAGAACTTTGAACATCTAGCCTCTCTCCGGTCAGGCAGCTGGTCGCGCTCAAGACGGGGCTGACAGTGTTGGGAGCCGCGTTGAGGGACGTACGCTTCGGGTCGAGAACTTCGAGACGTTGACCGCGCCGGCCGGGGAGAGGTCCTTTCTCCAAATGAAAGACACCCCCGAAGCCCGCCGCCTGATCACGCTCCTGGTCGAAGCTCATTTCTATGACCCGGATGCCGCCTGCGCCACGTTCGGCGATTCTGACATTACAAAATTCCTCGACGACCTCTTCATCCTGGAGGCGTTCAGTCAAGGGATAGAACTCCCGGTGAGCCGAGGGGAGCAGCCCATATGCAGCTGCGATACCCAACTTAAAACGGGAAAGGCCAGGCGATGAAACCCCGGCGCGCCGTCAGTCCACCAAGCCCGGAGGAGGTCAAGCGAGCGATCACGGAGTTTTTCCGGGGATCGCGGATGGAGCCGGGAGGCCGGGTGGTTCTGAGGGATGGGCGAACGATCCCGACGGCGCGGGAGGAGTTTGCGAGGCGCGGGATCGGGGAAGGAGCCGGGTTATGATCGTCCAACCGGCTTTCTTCGAGCACTGGAAAACGATGCTGCTAATGGACCGGCTTGGGGACCGCTCGGCCCCGCTTTACGTCATATATCTCTGGGCCTACTGCCAGACCCAAAAGACCGCGAAGCTGCCTCATTTGACGCCGGTCTCTCTGAAGATCATTTGCCGGTTCACGGGCGATGAGAAACTTTTGTGGGATTCTCTGCTGGAATGCGCATTTATTGAGGAGAAAAAGGGGTTTATCATCGTTCATGACTGGGAAGAGTGGAACAGAGGTCTCTTAAACTCTTGGTCCAATGGAGGAAAGGGAGGTCGTCCTCAGAAACCCGTGGGTTCGATGCGGGTTAACCCGGAAGCCGTTCCGGGCGAACCCGCATCTTCTAAGACTAAGACTAAGACTAAGACCTCTTCTCCGGAAGAAGAGGGGAGTGGGGAGAGGACTCCGCCATTGCCGGCAGTAAAGTCGACAGGGATCCCAACGCACGAGGAGTGGACTGCAGGATGGGCCCGGCTGCACCCGGAGGTTCCAGAGCTGGAGGTCGAGAGATCATGGTGCCACTATGAATCGAACGGCTGGAAGGTCGGGCCGAACCCGGTCAAGAAGTGGATCGGCTGCATCGGGACCTGGTACGGGACTTGGAAGGAGCGGAAAGGCTCCGGGGAGTTTCGGTACACGGCGGTGAAGTCCCTTCCGCCGATCAACCCGAAGTTTTCCCTGGAGGCTGCGGCGGCCCGAACGCTCAAGGCCATGGAGGAAAAGGAAGCCAATGAACAAAACCCGGCTGGCTGAACTGCACCACCAATTCCTGCGCCGGAACGGCTGCGACCCGGCCAGCCCGGAGGATCCCTTGCGCGCCGGCCTCGACGCGAGCTTCGAGCGGAGCCTGGCGGACTGGACGCGGGATGCGGAGGCGAGCTGGAGGGCCTTCCTCCCGCCGCTTTTCAAGGGGAACGACCTGGGCTTCAAGGCGCTCTCCGGGAATCGGAGGGAGATCCGGACGGTGGTGGAGTGGAAGCCCGGGTCGCGCGGCCTCTTCCTCTCCGGGCCGTCCGGATCCGGGAAGACCCGGAGCCTGATCGCGCTGGCCGAGCGGCTCTCCGTCGGGGAGCTGCGGCCGTTCACGTGGCTCTGGCAGGCGGAGCTCAACCGGTCGATCAACGCGGATTCGGTCCCGGCGGAGTTCATGGAGCGGATGGACCGGGCCGCCAAGGCCCCGCTTCTCTTCCTGGACGACTTCGGGAAGTTCGCCACGCTCGGTTCCCGGACCGGGCTTTTGCTCGGGGAGATCGAGGCCCTGATCGACCGCCGGCACCGGGAGTGCCTTCCGCTCCTCCTGTCGACGAACCTGCGCGCGGAGGATTTCCAGAAGACGTTCGGGGCGATCAGCGCGGAGCCGGTCCTGCGGCGGCTGACGGAGATGTGCGACGTGGTGCAGTTCAAATGAGGGACTTTACTGCCGGCAGGGTTATTGATGGATAGAGGTTTACGGTTCTTACCATCCTTTTACACCATTCAGCTTTACAGCCGGCAGATTTGGTGGATTATGGGCACCCTCGACCCGTCCCGACCCCCGAAAGGGGAAACCTCCCAACGACCCAAATGAAAACCTCCGTCCAAGTCCCTGCTCACAGCTTCCGAATCGGCCAGCGCGTGGAAGTTTGCCACCGCGCTATCGGCTCTATGACCGGCCCGGCGCACGCCTGCTGGTCGACCGTCATCCACCTCACTAAAACGCAGGTCATTACCCGGAATGAGCACGGAAATGTCTCCCGGGAGAAGATCCTCCCGGACGGTCTCCGGGCCAGAGAGACTCAGAGCTCAAACTATTTCACGCGGGTGATCCCGGCCGTCTGAGCAAACCCTTCCTCCCAACGACAATGAAAACCTCCTCCCGCTCCCTGATAAATGACTCTGAGACCGCTCTCCGGATCTCCATCGCCCTGGAAAACAAGGCCGTTTTTGCCCGTGGCTCCCGGAAGGGCCGGCTATACCACGAGGCCGCAGAGATGCTCGAACTGTCCCACAAACTCCCGTCCCGGTATGAGCTCGGAATGACCGTCCCTGAGGGTGGCCACTGAACCCTCTTTCCCCTCCCTCCGATGCCCTCTCTTCCTCTTCCTTCTCCCCTCCCGGTCATGTACGTCGTCTGCGCCTGGTGCCAGCCGAAGCGCTGTTTCCGGGAGGTCCCGGTGAGCCCGCGCGACCCGTGCGCCGGGCAAGTCTCCCACTCGATCTGCCCGGAGTGCATCGCCAAGTTTTTCCCGACTGAGAACTGAACAACCAACCCAACGACGCCAATGAAATTAACCTCCGCCACGTATCGCTCGGCCACCGCTGAGCTCTCCATCCGCCGGCACGGCCGGCTCAACGAAGTGGTCGTTTACGTCAGCAACCTTGCAGACTGTAAGCTGCTTTTCCAGATCGACATCAAGCCACGTGACGCAGAGGTCCGGATGAGCACCGGAACATCCGCAGACAAGTGGCGCGGCATTGCAGTCTCCTTCTACGGAGAGGCCACGGCTGGCTACAATCCCTGCTGCACCAACAGTGAGCTCGCCGAGCTCATCGACGTGATCTCCTCCCTCCTTGACTGAACCTCTCTCCCTCCCAACATTTATTCCCAACGACAATGAAAACTGAAATCACCTGCACGAAAATCACGACCAACCACGGCCCGGACTCCGACGACTGGAAGAAAAGCCCGACCCGGTTCACGGTCTCCCGGGAGTCCAACGCCATCGCGCTGATCGAGTCCGAGTTTGCGGGCAAGCACGGGATCTATGACCTGCCCTACCACTCGACCTGCTGGGACGCCGTGGTGCGGGCCAGTACGGCGGCCGAGGCGGCCGCGATGGAGCCGGTCCTCTGCGCCGAGTTCGGCCTGGCTCCCGGAGACTTCACGCTCAAGTTCAGCGCTAAGGCCGGTTGCCCCTGCGGTTGCTCTCCCGGGTATATCGGGATGCTGACCCCGGCCGGCTACTCCCGGCCCAGTTCGGACAAGCTCTCCCGGCACCACCTCTGGATGGACGTTCTGGTCGGTGACGGTGACATCGCGAACATCCGGGCCGTCATGGCCAAGCAAGCCGCCCGTCTCCCGGCCGAACGGATCCGGGGAGAGGCCAAGGTGGCGGCGGAGAAGGCCGTGCGCGAGGCGCAGAAGGCCAAAGAGGTAGAGGAGCAGGCTGCCTGGGAGAAACGCCGGCTGGAGCGCGAGGAGGAGTACAAGCAGATGGATCTCCGTGCTTCCCTGAACTCCGCGTCCCTCTGAACCCTCAGCCCTCCCTCCCCATGAGTGACCAAGAACTCTTCCCCCGGCATAACGAGGTCCCGGCCCCGCACTTCTCGGCCCGGCACCTCCGTTGGTGGGCCTTCTTCCATGACCGGGTGGCCTCCACGTGCGAGGCTTCCTACATGGACGACCTGATGGACGGATCCGGGGAGGGCATTGCCTCCTCCTTCCACGCGGGCGACCCGGAGCGAAACGCGGCCCTCTTCGGGGCCAAATTCGGGATGGACCCCGGGACGGCCGGCAAGCAGTTGCTCGACCGCTACGGCGTCCGGGCCGTGGCTTCGACGGCCTTCGCCGGGTACACGCAGGACCGCCGGATGAATGACTTCATCTACGGCCAGGCCGACAAGGGCAACTTCTCTTACCTCGAAACCTTCTGAACCCCTCCCGTCGTTGGGACGCCGGGGTGCTTGCGGCCCCGGCGACAACGGCCGGACCAACCCTTTCAAAACACTTTCCCCTCGCCGGAGGACCGGCAGGGACAACCAAAAATACAGTACGATAGAAACGACAATGAAAACAGGACTCACACTAAACGATCTCGCTGTAACGGTCGCGGCCCAAAAGGCCCGGATCCAGGACTTCGAGGTCAACACGGAAGCGATGCAGATGGATCCGGCCACCAGCCGGTTCGGGTTCTCCACGGGAGGACTCACGGTGGACGGGAACGATCTCTTCCATGAGCAGATCGCCTCCCGGCTCCAGGTCCCGATCCAGTACTACCGCCGGATGCGCGCGACGCAGCCGGAGCTGCTGGCCCGGAACGTCAACACGTGGCTCCACGCGGAGCCGGAGAAGAGGCTGGTTCGGACTTACGGCCCGGTGCCGGGCGCGGAGATCCGCACGAACGTCTCTCCGGCGGACCGCGCGGCGCTGACCGTTCCGAATCTCGGCCGCGCGTTCCTCTCGGACCGCTACCGGCCGTTGGACAACTTCGACATGCTGAACGCGATGCTCCCGCCGCTGCTGGAGTCCGGCCTGGATGTGAAATCGTCGCAGGTGACGGATTCTCGCATATACCTCCAGTTGGTGACGGAGAAGATCACCTCGAACCTGCTCAAGCCCGGGACGCACGACAAGATCAACGACCCCGTGCAGATGGGGCTGGTGGTCTCCAACTCCGAGACCGGCTGCGGTGCCCTCTCCATCTCCGTGATGGTGTACCGGCTCGTTTGTTCCAATGGGCTCATCATCGGGTCAGACGACTCCGGGTTCCGGAAGGCCCACCTCGGCGGCCGGACGTTCTCGGACTCCGACATCTACCTGAGCAACGCCACGCGCCGGAAGAAGGATGAGGCCCTCTGGAGTGAGTGCCGGGACGTGATCCGCGCGGCCGTCAACCAGACCAACCTGGACCGGATCGTGGAGAAGATCGCCGGAGTCCAGATGATCAAGCTCGCGGACCCGGTGAAGGCCGTGGAGATCGTCTCCGACCGCTACGGTTTCAACCAGGACGAGCGCGGCTCGATCATGCAGCACCTGATCTCCGGAGGAGACGCGACGCAGTGGGGCCTGATCAACGCGATCACCCGGACGGCCGAGGACGTGGGAAGCTACGACCGGGCCGTGG